TGTCGTTCATAGTTCTCCTTATCGTTGTGTAAGCCTTTCAATCGCACGGCGCACATCGTTGCTACTGACTGAGCCGCCGTTCTGGCGATAGTGATCCCGCCTTTCCTGGGCCTTGTCCCAAGAGCCCCTGAAATCATCTGTGGTGGCTAACCCAGAAGCCTTGAGATATGCGCGGTGTTTTGACCGGCTGCTGATATCTGTCCCATCTGGGGATTGCAAACCCTGATACCCCCTATCGCCCCATAAGGCGCTATCCAGAGATGGGCCTCTGTGCTCCTGCTGATAATCAGCGGTCACTTCAATCAGCTCCCCGGTATGTCTGTCCTGAATCCATCTGCGTTTAGCCATGATTCGCAAATTCCCCCCTGTATCTGTCTCTGGCCTCTTTTGCCGCTAAGGAAGCGGCCTCTATGTCTTCGTAATACCCAATGCATCTCTGCTTGCCATCAACTCGAAGGGCAACTCTCCATTTTTTGTACGGCATATACCAAGACACGTTTTTCACGCCGCTTTTGTTACGGCTCGACTTCGACATGTTCTTGTTGTTGTCACTCTGTGAACATGCCCTTAAATTCTCAATTCGATTGTCAGACCTATCGCCGTTGATGTGATCTATGGTCTCGGGAGAATCACCAGTGAACATCATGTAAATGATGCGGTGGGCATATATCTGCTTTCTTTCCACAAAGACGTTCACATACCTATTTGTTCCAACCGACCCGGCCAACAAACTTCGACGCCGTCCAGGTGCAAGCTCTCGCCAATACAGTTTTCCATCCCTGTATTCAAACAATGCATGAAGCTTTTCTTTTGACAGGGTCATTTTGCCCCCCTCAGAGCTTCTGCGATTACTTGCCCATTCCTGCTGACGATCTCTGGGAACTGATCGTCAAACATGACGTAATTGCGTGAACCTTTGCCAGCAGAGCGTGATCCTTGGTCTAGGTAGCGGATGCCGGGGATGCCGAGTTCTGCTAATTCTCTGCTTGCCGCTGATTGCATTCCTTTAAGCGTCGTATCCTGCAATTTGTTTGCGGCTATTGCGTAATCTCTTTTTGAGTTTGCAAGGCGTTGATAAATTGATTGGCCAAGCTCAGTCGGATCGTAATCAAACCCTTCCGGGTGATAAGTATCAGGATCGATCACTTCAAGAGCTTTTCTCACACCTTCCGGCTGCTGACTCAACGGCGCATCCCAATCCAACAAATGATGCTCGCCCAACGGATCAGCCGCTTCTCTTGCGGGGTCGGGCCATTTGAGTTCGACGTTGTAGAGGTGGCCGGGATCTTGTCTAACTGCGCTGCGTTGGTCCATGAGCGCGTCATATTCGCTTGCAGCATCACGGCCAACATCAGATTTAAACTTTCTATACTGACCAGCACTATCTGATTCCATGATCCTTGAAAGTTCTTTCATACGATCATTTATTGCGCGAATACTGTCCATATCTTTTACGTTTTCTTGATACTGTTTCGCCACCGGACTATCAAACCCTTGAGCAAAGTACCCGCCGTGGCCATAGGCTTGAGCACCTTCGCCAGAGCCGATCTTGGTGAAGTCAAACCTATCGAACGCATGAGGACTACCATGGCTTGCCTTAATCGCCCCCACTAAGCCACCGGCATCCGTCCCAAAGCCACCAAACTTTTCAGCCCGTTCTTGAGCCTCAAAATCCCCGCCGTAGAAATCCTGGGCGTTTTTCTTCTCGTCCCACTCAGCCTTGCCCACATAATTCCTGAGAGCCTCAGGCATCGCGTATTGGATGTTTTGTAGGCCGCGTCCTGCGGATCGCCTAAGAAGGTCAGCTAGATCTGTCATGGCTTTCTCACAAATGCATCAAGATTGTTTCAATGTCTTCATCGTCAGTATCCACAACGGCGGGGCCTTGCAGGATAGCTTCGAGAATCCTAGCCACTGCCGGATCCATCGGCAACGCCTGGGGGATGAAGTAAGGATCGGGCTCAAGATCGAGCACCGGCTCGAGCTCAGGCTCAATGATGAGCTCGGCCTCGATTTCCCATTCGCGCTTGTAGTGGAACTGGGGCGCCCAGCCGCCACCAGGACGCTTGTAACCTGAGACCCCGAACAGGTTGCCCCGGACAATGTCTCGGTGCTCAACGATCGCACCAGAAAGGCCGATCGTGATCGAGCTGTCGTTGTTGACCTGATCTTCGCCCTCAGTGATGGCGCCATAAACCGGCGTGGGGCCTTTTTCGATCAGACCAAATACGTCATCCGGCGTTTCAGTAATCGCGCCAGAGATCGGGTTAATGACCTTAACCTGAGAGCTTGCAAGGTCCTCAGCTTCAGTGATGTCGCCTTCAACGTACTGAATGACAGAGACCGTTCCAGACGCTTGGTCTAAACTCTCTGTGATGTCGCCCGATACGGTATGGATGGCCGTGATTTGGCCAACAGCAGCATCCGGGTTTTCTGTAATCAGCCCGCCAACGGGATCAATGAGCGCAATACCACCGAGGGCCGTATCAGGGCCCTCAGTAATTGCGCCGGAAATCTCAACGAAGTCCCAGCGGGCTTCGTCCCAGAGCCCTTGATCCCAAAGGCTAGGCTGCGGCATTAAGGATTGCCTTCGGTGATCGTCAGGCTGGTGACATCAAGGGTCATGCCGGTGGTCAGGTTGTCTTCGGTCAGGCGAATTTCGCCCGTGCCGCCCACCTGAGAGGCCGTGAAATCGGCAACCCATGAGCCGCCGGAATTGGTGATGCGTGCCCAGGTGCATTGACCATCGGCAATAACGGTGGTGTTCGATGGGTCGGTGAACGTCAGCACGCCACCAGTGACGGTGCCGCACGGTGTGCCGAGGCTGAACTCGGCAAGCTTGGTGGTCGCAGTACCGCCCGCAGCTGGCTTGGTGCCGTCATAAAGGGCAAGCTTGCCGCCATTGGAGGCGTCTCTGACCACAGTCATGCGGTCATTTCGAACAGTCGAGTTGTAATCAGGCATTAGGGACTCCTACGGGTGCGCCCTGGGGCGGCATGGGTTGCTGTGGCTGTGGAAGGTTGGCCGTGCCTTGCGGGATCGGCCCTTGGTTTGGTGGCGCTGGGGGCTGCGGCATGACGGGCGCCACGCCAACCACCTTGCCGGTGCTCGGATCGCGGACCACGCGCTTGGGCGCCGTTGAGGCCTGCACCAGCTGATCGATCTTGTTGGACAAATCCTGAACCGTCTGGCCACTGGCGCCCATCAGGCCGCCATCGATGATTGAGCTGATCGGAACCGGCAGCGGCTGACCAATCATGGCCATCTTCTCGATCGCGTCTGCAATTTCCTTGACGGCCTGAGCCCTGCGCTCCATTGAGCCGGCTTTCTTTTCCTCGAGCTCGGCGTCCTGCATCGGGTTCGGTTCTGGCGGCTTGTTTTTGGCCTGCTCCATCGCAGAGATCGCCTGATCAAGCACGCCCTCGATGCCCTTGGATGCCCTGAAGGCCGACAGGCCCCACTGCATCAGCTTGAGGAGGAACGGGGTAGCCGCAGGATCTGCCTGGGCCATCGGCATCGCAGAATTAATGAACGCGCCGATCCCGTTCAAGAACTCCATCCGGCTTTCGCGCTCTGCAGCCCAGTCGATCGCCGCCATGCTGTCGGCCTCGACCACGATCCGGTAGCGGTTGATGGCCGTGTTCTTGAGGAGCTCGGCTGCTTCCTGCGCTTTGTCCTTGTCCGGCGTGAACATGACGTTCGACCGCTGGATGATGGTCTCGGGCTGGAAGTGCTTCATGATGATCTCGGCCTTGATCCGAAGACCAGACTGAATCCACTGAGCCACATAGAACTGCTTGAGCTGCAAGCGGGTCGAGCCAAACTGAGCCTTTAGCTGCTGGGCGCTAGCCGTTTCTGAGGCCTTGGTGGCGCCGCGCATGATGTCGGAAATGCCCAGCACTTCGTAAATCTGCTGAACCTTGTCCTGCCGGTAGACCCTGAGCTTGTCGATCGCGTTGACGATCTGGTCAATCGGCACCCAATCGATCTGGCCTTTCAGACCACCCGATTCTGCAAACATCGCCCAGTTATCAACCGGCACCAGCTGATTCTCTACGGCCTGTTGAAGCACCCGGCCCACAGAATCCCCGGCGCTCTTGTTGTACGCGCCGACCACCTTGGCGGCCTTGGTCAGCCACTTGATGCGGGTGTTGATCTCATCAAGCTCATCGAACTGATCCTGAGCCATGATGAAATCAGCCCGCGGGATCAGATTCGAGGTGGTGAGGTTGGCCATGATGGCCGGCGGGCACGGGAAGAAATCGGTGAGCCCGAGCGGATCCTGGCGTTCATCCAGGAGCTGGTCCATGCCCTTAGCGAGCCAATAGACCATCTTCGAAGTCTTGCACCAGATCTCGTAGACCTCAGCCTTCTGCCATGGCTCGTTCTGGATCTCTACGGGCGTCATAGAGCCACGTTTTGGCTTGGTGGTACTCAGTGGCACCTTCTTGCCAATTTCTTCCCCAAAACGCTTCACAAGCTGATCGCGAGTCATGTACACACGGCGAGCAACCCAGCGAACCTCTTCCCAGACGCGAGCCGGCGACCAGAAGAAATCCTTGTAGCTCACCCACTCGGTGACCGCGTCCTCGCTGACCAGCCTTTCGAACTGCTGCTCAGGAACGAGCTCGGCGCCGGAGATCGGATCCACTTCGGCCGAGATGACTTCGGGAACCGTGTTCGCCTCGTACCGGTTCCACATCTGACCCATGCCGACAATCAGCCAGTCCTCGATGCCGTGCCGTGCGGAGGAGTCGAAGCTCGATCCGTCCATCTCAATTTCGTTATTGAGAAGGCGCTCGAGCATTTCTGACGCTACGCGGGGGACATCGTCATCGAAATCCTTGTACAGCCGGTGGACATCGGCCTTGGGAGGTCTGGCATATATTGACGATTTGACAACGTCAATCGTAGACCAGAAGATGTTGACGCGACTTTCGAAATCCTGCTCCGCGCCACGTTTGTCGAGGTAACGCCGAGTGATGCGGTCGGCGTCCTTCTGAAACTTTTCGGTTTCTTTCTGCGCTGATTCGATTTCTGTCAGCCAGAGCTTGTATTGACCCTGCGGGCCTTCGCCAAATTGACTGGCCTGCTCGATCTTTTCGCTGTTTTCAGCCATTGGGGGCCCTCGGTTGTGTTGCTACCCGATGCGATTGCTGGATTTCGGGCCGCAGTCCCAAATATCCTCCAGGCAGAAGGCATAAGTGGGCGTTTCTACTTCCCTTTTTACCTCTTTTGTAGGTGTTTCTGCAATCCGTTTAGAAATTCTCTTCGTTGAGGCCAAAGAAAGATACCTGAAGGCATCTGCCGAGTGACTGTGGGCGTCATGCTTTGGCCGGCTTCGATAGACCTGGTTTTTCTCGTCCCACTCGCGCATGTAACCGCGCAAATGCTCGATGCCGTCATAGCATCGGTTCTGGTCGAAATAGCAAATCGGCAGAGTAAGACGCGCAGCCTCAATGCCGTCGAGGATCGAGAGCTCGGGCACCAGCCGCGGGTGGATCCCGTTCTCGAGAAACTGCTCGATCTGCGATTTCCCGGTCTGGAGTGACTTGGCCCGCGCATCATGCGGCAGCCAGACGTTCCCTTTCTTGCCGGGGAGGTTCCCGATCCAGTCGATGTAATGCTGAATCGGCCGGGAATCGGCCTCGTAGAAGTCAACGATCCTGATCCCTTCGGGCCCTTCCTGCCAGACCCACCAGGAGCAGGAGTCGGTGAAACCCAAGTCACCGACGACATGCACCTCAAGGTTCGGGTCATATTGAACTTCGCACACGCGCCCGTCGGCATACGCCGCGTCGATGTCTTTGGCATAGAACGCCCCAGGCACGGCCGCGGAGAAGTCGCACTCGAATTCGACCGCGTAGGCATCGGATGTCATGGCCGCCTTGGCGTCCGCAAGCTCCTGCTCATCGATGATTCCTGTCTTCGAGGCCGGGAGTTCGAGAAGGAGGTGGCTGTCAGGGTTTATGCGTGCCTCTTCACGCATGTTCCAGAAAAAATTGCGCCCTGCCGGCGTACCAGCAAAGATTGCCCAACCTTTTCGATCGGACAGCGCCGGACGCAGGACCGAGTACCAGGCCGTGGGTCGGATCTGCCCGGTCTCATCGAGCACTACCGCATCGAGGTACAAACCGCGGAGGCTGTCGGGATTATCGGCACCGCTGACAAAGATGGTGCTCTCGTCGCCGCGTCCGTTGTGGACGGTGATCTTGAGCTCGGTTTCGTTGGGCTTCTTGGTCTGGAACTCCTTGGTGAGCTCTTTGAGGTACTCCCAGGCCACTTTCTTGGCCTGATCTCTGAATGGCGCCAGATAGGCCACCTGGGGACGGGGGTGCGGGCACTCGAGGGCCGCGATCACCAGATCCGCGCACATCGCCACGGTCTTGCCGCAGCGCCGGTGTGCGACCACCACGGCCCAGCGTTTTTCCCGGTTATGGAGGGGAAGAAAGCATTCTCTTGGCCGGTATTCTGAAAGCTTCATGCGTTTTTCTGCTGCAATAAAAAAAGTGCCCGTCTTTCCGAGCTGTCAGCCTATCGCGCACTAGGCCGCGATACTCAGAGTGTGCCCCGCCGGCCTATTGCCAACGCATTAGACGGCATGAATATCGCGTTTTCGGTCATCACCACGGTCCCTTAGGGTCGAGGGAATTGAAGACGTTCCTGGCCACGTTGAAGCTCGCGCATTTGCCGCACTCGATCAGCTCATAGCCTTTGGTCTGAGCCTTCATCAGGCTGCCACCCTCAATTTGGAACTGATCGACTTTGGTTCCTCTTGTATCGAACAGGGTCAAAACATATTCGCCGGTGTTGTACTTGCTCATGCTCTCCACATACTTCTGGTCCTTCCACCGCAGGCCTCGGTCACTGGGCAGGACACGCAGTCCGGCATCCCTTTGGCGCCGTCGAGGTAAGGCTCTGGCATCCTGATCCCAAGGTAATCCCTGACATCATCGTCGGACCACTCCCATAAAGGCATGGTGTAAACGACTCCCTGCACCACATCGCCGGGAAAAACGCCGTGCAGATAGGGGTCGCATCGCTTGGTGCCCCGGAACACTTGCCGGTAGGCGTTGGCCTGGATGTACTGATTCATCGGGGCCCAGATGTTGGCCGCGCAGCAATTCAGCCAGTTCTCGCTAGTGGGCTCGCCGTTTTGCAGCCGGTAGCCTATTGAGTCCATCTCGATCACGCGGAAGTTCGGCGCGATTTGCTTGGCGTACTGGGCATTCTCGTAGGCTGCTTCAGTCATGTCGCCGGTGTCGAGCATCAGGACATCGATGTAAGGCAAAAGGGCCTGCAGATGAAACAGCAGCGCAAGGGAGTCCTTGCCGCCGGAGAACTGAAGGGCCGCCTTCATTTTCTTCTCTCGAGCTGGGGACGGTAAGGGCCCTTGCCGGAAAAGCCGTTATGCATCCACTGCCGGTAACCCTTGTCGGGGCATTTGCCGCAGCTCCTGCTCTGCTTGTAGGTCAGGCTGTGCTCGGTAACCACTTTCTTGGTTTTCCTCTGGCAGTCGCACTGGCAGATCCAGGCTTTATGTTTGGCCACGCCGACTAAACGCGAGGTCGCGCCAATGACGGTCCAGCTGCCGTACTTCTTTCCGATTTCGACGCTCATGCTTCCTCCGAAATGCCGTGGTGTTTTTCTGCCCAACGGACGCCAGCCGCAAAACTTCTTGGAAACCACCCGCTGTTAGTTTTTTCACATCCATTCCAAATTTCTTCTTTCGTCATCGGCTTCCTTGATGGCTCGGGTCTGGGCGGGTGGAGGTAGAGCGGATATTGTGTCCACCCCCTATCTCTATAGTCATCTGTAATAGACCACGATTTAATTACCCTATAGTCCCCCTTGCAGTGTACCCACGCCACAGGCTCCGTCATCCCGAAATCTGTTTCGGGAACATCGTTTAAAGCCACGTTTGACGGGGCATTAACATACACTGGCTCCGCTTCTGGCTCGGCGGGTTTGGGTGGGTGGAGGTAAAGGAATTGACCGAGCCTTACGCTTTTGTCTGGAAGTATTTGACCCCAACACCCATAGTCGGCTTCTTCAATAATTGCCACCGGCTCCTCAGCGTCATCGGAAGGGTTGGAGAGGTAGGTGCGGATTTCAACCATAAGGTCTGTCGCTTTGCTTTCAGACCAATAGCTCATTACATCAAGCGCCCGTCTCAGCAGTTCGGTTGCGGCACTCATCTCCTTTCTCCAAATAAGGTGGCCCCCGTGTACTCCTACAGACCCATGGTTCACAATATGGGTGGGGGCCATAAAACTTAGTTCCTGCCGTAAAAGGCGTAGTCGCTGCCGCCCTTGGAGGCCAAAAACACCCCATCCCCGTCGAGAAAGTCCTCTCGCTCAGGAGTAAAGGGCCGGAACTCGTAATCCTTGATCAGCATCTCGATCCAATGCCCCAGGCGCTTATGCCGCCGCACCCAGAACCAATCGGCCGAGTTCTGGGCCGTCATAGCCAGAAGGCTGATGGCCTTGTTCAGCTTGACGGTGTTGGCGCCGCAGATCGAGACCAGCAGGAACCTGATCTCATTCAGGATCAGCTCCTTCTCCTCTTCCATCACCTCAGGGGAGCCGGACTCGTATCTGGGCTTTTTCCGGCTTTCGGCCACGCCCAGGATCTTGGCGCGGGCCTTGACCGACTCAAGGGTTCGATGAGGCAAGGCCACCAGCAGCAGGCTCGGGCCTAGCTCCTTG